ACAATTCTTTGGCATGAGAATTTTTGAGGTTAATCAGTTTGCTCTCGGTGGTCGCATAGCGCTTGTTGGCCTCGGTGGTCAGGGCGGTGTTTTCCTTCCACGCCCGGTTCGCCGTGGTCTGCGCCCGGCTGAATAGCTCGGTGGCATTGGTGGCACGCAGCAACGTGTCGCGGAGGCGCACCTCTTTGATTCCAATCTCGTCCAGCACCGCGATGGCGGATTCACCCGCGTCGTCCATTTGGGATAGGCCCACGATGAATGCCTGGAACGCGGCGGCAGGATCGCTGTCAAACAGCGTCTTGAACTGTGCTCCGGTCATCCCGGCCACCTTGCCGAAGTCCTCCAGCGCCTCGCCGCCCGTCGCGGAGGCAACCTCCATCTTAATCAGAGCTTTACTGAACGCCGATCCGCCCATCTGCGCTTCGATGCCCACGGAGGAAAGCGCCGTAGCAAAGCCCAGCACCTGCGCTTCGGTCAGGCCCACCTGCTTGCCCGCTCCGGCGAGGCGCTGCGCCATCTCCATGATGGGCTTCTCGGTGGTGGCGAAGTTGTTGCCAAGATCGACGATGGTGGAGCCAATGTTCTGGAACTTTCCCTGATCGGTGCCCATGACGTTGGCAAACTTGGCGATGGACGACGCGGCTTCATCCGCATTCAGATCCTCGCAGGAATTGCCCAGGTCGATCATGGTGCGGGTAAATGCTACCAGGTGTTCATTGGCGATGCCCAGCTGGCCGCCCGTGGCCATGACCTCGTTGATTTCATCCGTGGAGGAGGCAATCTGCGTGGACATCTGCTTCGAGGACGCGGCCAGCGCGTCAAACTCGTCCTCCGTCGCGTCCACGGTCTTTCTGACGCTGGCAAAGGAGGATTCGAAGTCGATGGACGCTTTGACCGCTGCCGTGCCCAGGGTCAGAATCGGCGTGGTCATGACGGTCGTGAGCGTTCTGCCCGCCGTGGTCATGGTCTTGCTGACAGCATCGCACTTCTTGCCGAAGCTCTCCAGCGATTTGCCCGCGGCAGTCCATGATGATTGGGCTGTCTTGAGCGCCTTGTTGGTCTTTTCGATTTCGGCGGCGGTTTCTTTGACAGCGGCTTTGGCGCGATTCAGCGCGGCCTCCGCGTCGATGACCGCATCCGACGCCTGATGAATCTTCTCAGGATCGCTGGCCTGCTGCGCGTCATAGAGCTGCTCCCGTGCGCCGCTCAGCGCAATTTCATATTGCTCTATGGACCGCTTCTGGAGATCCAACTTCTCCCTGAGCAGCGTCAGTTTGGCTGACAATCCCTCGGCGCTGGTATCCATGTCCTTGATGCCCGCCGTCGCCAGCTTGAAGCGACTCTCCGCCAGTCCAATCTGTTTGCCGAAGGTGGCAATCGCCTGTCTGCTGCCTTCAATGGACTCTCCAGCTTCATCCCAGTAGGTCTCTGCCAGGCGCAGGGATTGATTGCACTTGGCGATTTCTGCCTCCGTTGTCCTGACAGCGGCGCGGGCGTTGTTGTATTGGGTGTTGGCCTGACTGACGGCGTCTGCTGCGTTTTGCATGGATTTCTTCAGCGCCGTGTTCTGACCGGAGAGCTTCTTGACCTCCTGCACGGAGGCGCGGTATTCCACCTTGAGCGCGTCCAAATTGCTTTTCGCCGCGATGGTCACGGAATCCGATTCGCCCAGGGTATTCGAGAACGTCCTGACCTGCTTTGCCGCCGCGCCAACCTGTTCTTTAAGCGCCTGCTGAACCTTTTTCGCGTCTTCCAGGCGCTGCGCATATTCGCTCTGCCGTTCAGCACACTCCAGCAGCTTGTTATCCGCCGCTTCCAGCGCTCGTTGATACTGTGTAACCACATCCTTCTGAAGAGACAGGCGACGTTCCAAGGTGGAAAGCTGTGTGGTGAGTCCCGTGGTGGTTTTCTCGAAACCCTCCACACCGGCCGCGGCTAGCTTGAATCTGGACTCCGCCTCCTGGATCTGCTTGTTGACCGATTTTATGTTCCGGGTAAAGTTGTCCGATTGCAGGGACAGCGACACCACAAGGTCGCGGAGCGTCTCGCTCATAGGGCTCACCTCGCCTTCGCACAATAAAAGCGCCCCGACAGGCGCGGAAGAATTCAAAATATCAGTTAAATTTCTATACTACCGTAAAACAGCCGAAATTCTCGTTGACTGAGTCCTCGTTTTCGGTTATAATCCAGTTATATAGGAAAATGCCCGAAAGGAAGTGGTAACATGGCATACATGAAACGTGATCTTGAAAAGATCGTACTGGAAACTACACAGGAGTATCCAGTCACTCTTGTTACCGGGCCGCGTCAAGTTGGCAAAACCACCATGCTGCAATACCTGATGGATGGAAGCAACCGAGGATACGTTACGCTGGACGATCTCAACGAGCGGATGCTTGCAAAGAATGATCCAGAAATGTTCCTGCAAATGCATAAGCCCCCAGTGCTGATTGATGAGGTGCAATATGCGCCCGAGTTGTTCCCCTATATCAAGATTCAAGCTGACCGTCATCACCGGGCCGGTGACTTCTGGCTCACAGGTTCTCAGGCATTTAAGCTCATGAAGCTTGCTGGGGAATCCCTCGCTGGCCGCGCTTGCATTTTGCACATGTCCACTATGTCCCAGAACGAACTATTTGGAAACGGAGAAAACCTACCCTTCACCCTAACAGTCGATGCTCTTCAGGAAAGAATCTCTCACAGAACTGCGATTGATACTCCTGCCATGTTTGAGCGCATCTTCAGGGGATCCATGCCCGCGCTTGCCAGTGGGAAAAACACCAATCGCAATCTGTTTTACTCAAGCTATCTGCAAACCTATATTGAACGCGACATTCGTGATCTGGATGGGGCGATTGAGGCAACTGAATTCCTGCGATTTATCACTGCAGTTGCTTGCCGAGTCGGACAGATGATCAATTTCGCAGACATTGGCAACGATATGGACGGCATGCGTTCCGAGAAGGTTCAGGAATGGCTGGGATTGCTCGAAAAATCGGATATCATCTTTTTCCTTCATCCTTACTCCAACAACCTGCTCAAACGTACTGTCAGCAAGCCCAAGCTGTACTTCTACGACACCGGGCTGGTTGCATATCTTACGAAGTGGTCCAGTCCCGAAACGTTGGAAGCCGGCGCCATCAATGGTGCGATCTTGGAGAACTACACAGTTGCAGAAATCATCAAAACCTATTTCAATGACGGTTTGATGCCAAATCTGTACTACTACAGAGACAATGATGCCAAGGAGATCGATATTGTGATTGAATCCGATGGTCAGTTGCATCCAATGGAAATCAAGAAAACTGCAAATCCCGGTTCTCAGCTGACCCGGCCCTTCAAACTCCTTGATAAGGGATCCGTCCAACGTGGGAAGGGAGCAATCCTCTGTATGAAAGAGTCACTCTCCGCCATCAATAGTGAAAACTTCATTGTGCCGATCTGGGCAATCTGACAACCTTTACGGCTTCAATTGAGCCCAAACCTCGTCAATGTACGCAGGCTTGGGCTCCTTCTTTTTCTGTTCCTCCTTCGCGTTCCAGGCGCGAATTTGCAGGAACCCCAGCATATCCATCTCGTCGATTTCCTGCATCCGCCAGCCGCCTTCCAGAAGGCTGTTGTAGGTGGAGTAGATGAAATCCGGCAGCGTCAGAACAGCGGAATCTCCTCGCTCTCCGTCTTCGGAGTCTGGTTCTGCGCTGCCTTCGTAGGGAATTCGCCGAGGATGGAAGTGGTCTGGGTCTGCACCGCCATGAGCGCCAGCGCGATGTCGTGCATCAGGCGATCCACAGGGTAGCCGTCCAGCACATCGTCAGGTGTGAACTGGTTGCCGAACAGGATGCAGAACCACTTGATCATCTCATCCATCGCCTCGGGGATGCTGACCTGCTGCTCGCCGGGAATCTCTTCGCCCTTCACCGCCGCGTTGGACAGGGCGACAATCCGCCCGTACATCTTCGCGGCGGGCTCCATCTCCCGAAGGGCGCGGCCCGAAACGAAGTCCACCGTGTATTTCTTGCCGTTCAACGTGCAGGTAATCATGCGCTTTTCCTCCTGTTGATTTTTATCTATCTCATCGCCTTTTGGGCACTATATCCAAGGGAAAAGCCGCACAGAAGTCCGTGCGGCTGGAAAAAGTATATCAGGTGCCAGCCCCCGCAGTGAAGGTCGGCGCATAGACCGACTGGAGAAAGGCTTCCGCCTTGGCGGCGTCAAAGCCGTTCTGATCCTCGTCGGCCACAGCCTGATACTGGTTGTCGTGGGTGCGCTTGATGGCCTTCCACTCGATCTCGCCCGTCTGGCGGGTCACGGTGGTGCCGGCGCGGGTCGCGTAGGTTTCGGTGACGGGCTTGGCGCGAACCTTATACAACCATACAAAGCGGTACTTATGGTTGGACTTTTCGCTCTTGAAGCCCACCGCGAAGTACGGAGGCTTGTCCGTGGATGCGCGAATCAGCACGCCGTTATCGTCGATCCTGTTGCCGAAGATCATCTCCTGGATTTGGAGTGGAATATCGGCCATCTTGGTCTTGAACGACAGTTCCGGGTCGGCGTACAGGACGTCGCCCTCCACATCGTCGTAGTATTGGATGTCCGGGTCGGCGTTCTCCGGGGTGATGGACGCCTCAATCGCGCCCGCCATCAGCTGAAGCTCGCCATAGGTCAGGGTTTCTTCGGTATCCTCCACAAGGGGAGCGATCACCACATTTTTCAAGCCGACCGTACTGGATACGACCGGGGATGCAGCGGGATTTGCCATACAGTTGTCCTCCTTATCATTTTGCATTGTCACAGTTTTTCCAGCGCATTTCGCAGTCCTTCCCGGATGATCTCATAGGCCTCATCATGCCGGGTATCGTAGGCCGGGCGGATGTAGGGATGGGCGGGCGCGGGACCGGGGCCGCCGTGGCCATGCTCCACATAGGCAGGATAGTAAGCATCGCCGTCCCAGTCCTTTCGATGAACCCCGATGGTGATGTGCTTGCCGCCGTTGCGCCGCTTTTTCACCTTGCCGATGTTCAGCGCGCCGTGGAGTTTGCCAGAGATGATCTTCGGATTTCTGCTGGCATTGGCTTTCATCTGCTGGTGGATGGGCACGGCGGCCTCTTCCAGAATGCGTTTCGCCGTTGGCGCGCCCGCGCCATCCGCGTCCATGGCGGAGGCCATACCGGCGATGTCCGTCATGAGGTGACCCAATCCGTCCACATTCATGGGCATGTCATGTCGCCTCCTCGTCCAAAACGTCCTCGTGCAGACACCATGTCCACTGCACCGTAAACTGCCTGGTGGCGGCATCATACGCGGGCTGATTGTAACCTTTATCTGACTCCTCCACGATGGAGAATCCAGCGGCATACATCGCCCTGCGGATGCGACCCGCCATCTCGGTGGGATCGCCTTCGCTCCACAGATTCAGATACACAAAGGTGCGGAAGGACTGCACGTGATCGTCCTGATGAGACGCTTCTGTGGTCGTGGTGGAATACACCACATACTGCGGAGGCGTATGCGGATCGGGCGAGGTTGCGCGCCAGATGCCCGCCATGACCGGGATGCCGATGTTTTTCAGGGCATCCTGTACCTGTTTCATCAGCCGCTCACCCCTTCGGAGATGGAGGCCTTGAGGCCCAGATACGCTCTGGAAAAGCCATACTCGCCCAGCGTGGAAATGTGCCACTTCATATCGCGGAACTTCACCCACATGCCAGGGCGGATGTCGCTCCGATACCGGATGGTGAAGTTGGCCACGGCCTCCGTGTTCTTGGCATCGGCGGCGCGATAGCTCTGGTTTCCCGCGTCGATGGCGGATGCCCAGACGCGGCAAACCACCACATCCTTGGGCACAGGATAGCCGTTCTCGTTGATGGTGTTCTCTGTGTAGCCGATCTCCACCAGATGCCGAAGATCTCCCGGATGCGGCGTGGCATCAAAATTCTTATAACCTCTCAATTCGACCGCCTCCTAAGTGAGGGGCTTCAGCCCCGAATAGCACGAGCAATTCCGAAGGATTTGCCGTGCGTACCCAGCGACCACGAATGCGGTTGATGGGCGAAACATTAGAACATCTTGTCAACATCCCGGTGAGGATACAGCAGATTCTCAAACGCGGTGCGCATAGCCAGATACACCTGCCGGTCAGGATTGTCGCGGTTTTCGTAGTAGTGACTGACCATGAGCAGCACGGCCAGCCGCACGGGATCGGGCGCTTCATCCTCAAAGGACACGCGGCAGAAATCCTCTGCCGCGGCCTGACTTTGACGAATCAGCCCCTCCAGATAGGCGTCCTCCTCATCCTGCTGGATACGCAGATGGGTCTTCACCTCATCGACCGAAAGGATCATGGTCCATCACCTCGTTACTCGGAAGAAGCAGCGGAGGCATCAGCAGTTCCTTCAGGCTTTTCAGCCGGAACCCCCGCCTCCCGGAGCGCCGCCAGCAGACTGTTGAAATCCTCGCGGAGTGCCGCCACGGTGGTGGCCTCGCTGTCAGCTACGAAGGGAACCTTCTGCTCCATCAACTCTGCCGTGGGCAGGGATTCCATCAGACCCTCCATGCCTTCCACGGTCGCGCCCGGCAGGAAGGTCAGCTTGCCGCCGATGACCAGCTCACCGCCGCCATGGGCAAAGTAGTTCTTGGTAGTGCGCATTTCGCTCATATGCTTTTCCTCCATTCATTTTGCGGCTATTACGCCGCCTTCATCTGCAGCACCTTGA